GGCTCTGCTGAGCGGTAAGAGCGTTGCAGATTATCTGTACAGCATTTGTCTGCGGTATTTAGGACGCACAGGGCTGATGTATCGGGGGTGTGATTGATGTTTACGAACTGCGATGCGATTACAATTTATCATCCAGAGGGGGCGGTCAATCACCGCCCTGTTTTTCGTCGCCATGTCATCAGGAATGTGTACTGGGAAGAATCCATTGGCAGCCGACAGAACGGAAAAGAGGTGCAGCAGAGTGACAGCATTTATGTCTGCATTCCTGCATCATCTGTGACAGACTACGTTCCGGCACGGGATGACCTGCTGTTTCGTGGCATTATTTCGGAAGAAAAAGAACTGCACGAAATACAGACACTGCCAAACAAACACACCATTACAGCGGTTGCAGATTGCCGGTATGGCTCTGCAGCGGTTCAGCACATCGAGGTGACAGCAAATTGATTACAGGTTTTAAGATTCGCATGCCGACTGCAAAAGATTTTTCCGACCGCCTGCAAAAAGCACAAAAGTTTGTAGACAGTGAGGTGCTGCGAAAAAGCGACCCATACGTTCCGTTCAAGACTGGCATGCTGCGAGATTCTGGCGTTTTAGGAACGAAAATCGGCAGCGGCAGGATTCGCTATCTTGCCCCATATGCACGCAAGCAATACTACAAAGGGCTGTCTACTGGCAAACGTGGCAGATACTGGGTAAAACGTGCGATGACGGCACATGGAGATGCTATTCAAAGAAGCACACAAAAAATATTGAACGGAGCGTGATATTGTGTCAATGATACAGGCAGTATGGGACTATTTTTCCACCTGTCCCCTGCTGGAAAATCAGCGAATTTTAGGGGTTGACCGGTTGGGCGTTGACCCAATCGAATACACCATTGACATTCTTCCCGGCGAGCAAATCGTAAAGCGATATGTGGACGGTTCCAGCATCCGCCAAATCGAACTGACATTTTCCAGCCGAGAACCGTATGGTCGAGATGTTATACAAAACATCCAGAATTCTGAATTTTACGAAAAGTTTGCTGATTGGGTCGAGCAGAACGATGATACCGGAATCTATCCGGACTTTGGCGAAGGAAAAACAGTTAGAAGCATGCAAGTGATTAGCAGCGGCTATGCAGTAGAGGTGACGGAAAAAACATCACGCTATCAAATCCAGCTGCGAATCACCTATTTACAATCATGGAGGTATTGGAAAAATGGGCAAGGGTATTGATAGTTTAAAAACAAGAAAGCGTTCCGAAAAGCTGGCGTTTCTGGAAGTGAAGACTGACAGCACATCCAAGTATGTTCGTCTGGAAGGCTTCACAACACAGACGTTTAACGCAAATGCAAGCGAGTACAGCCGACAGTATGTGGACGAAGACACCGAACGGACAGACGTGAAGAGCTATGCAGAGAGCATCAACTACGCTTTTGACCAGTATGTCGGTCAGGAGGCGTTGGAAGAAATTGTAAAGATTACCGAAAACGAGTTGACTGGTTTTGATGCAGTTCGTAAAATCATTGTAGCCGATATGACAACTTTAACTGGTTCGGGCGATAAAGTACCAACATATTCCGCCGAAGCAACTGTGAGAAGCTATACGATTGTGCCATCCAGCAATGGTGACACGACCGACTGCATGACCTATTCCGGTGATTTTAAGTCCCGTGGAGCGAAGACTAAATGCAGAGTATCGTTTGATAGCGATTTCCAAACGGTAAAAATTGTAGCAGAAAGCACTGTTGCCAGTCAGAGTGCAAAGAGCACGGAAAAGAATGTAGAGGTGAAAAAGTAATTGATGCAGGATTTGTATACAGTTACCATCAATGGCACGAAACTGCATGTTGATGCAGAAGATGCAAGTTTCATGGAACGCTATCAAGCCGCTTATGATGCGATGTCTGCAAATCCTGCAGACACGCTGAACGACAATCCGGCAACAGTGATTCGAAAATACTGTCAGAGTTATCGTAATTTTTTTGATGCTCTCTTTGGCGATGGAACAGCTGCGGCTGTATTTGCAGGAATGCCGGACAATGCAAGAATGTACGATGAAGTTTTTACCGTGCTGATAAAAGCCATATTGGAGCAGCGAATGGCGGCAGCACTGCGACTAACGGAGGCGGCGAAACGATATGTCCCACGAGAATTGGTATAACATCCTGACCGACCGCCTGCCGGACAGTGTGGAAGTGAACGGAAAAACCTATCCAGTTCACACCAGCTTTCGGGATTGGATTTCCTTCTTTTTTCTGCACGAAGATGCAGACTTGACAGACATCGAAAAAGTGACACTTGCAATGAACTGGTATCGGAACGCAATTCCGGGGAACAAAGCAGCCGCTTATCAGGCGTTGCAGGAATTTGCTGCCTGCGAACGTCTGCCAAAGTCCAAACGAAAAACAACGGGAGCACGTTCCACTCCCGTTTTTTCGTATCTGCATGACAGCGTGTATTTGTATTCTGATTTTTTGCGATACTATCAAATCAACTTGCAGACAACACCGCTGCACTGGTTTGCATTTAACGCATTATTTGAAGGGCTGCCGGAGAAAAGCAGCACAAAACAGCGAATTGCGTATCGGTGTATCAATATTGGTCGCATCAAAGACAAGGAAGAACGGAAAAGGATTTTGCAGATTCAGCGTGCAATTGCGATTCCACAGAAGCCCATGACCGCAGCAGAGGTCGGCAGTTTATTTGGATAAGAGGTGAGAAAATGGCAGAAGAAAAGGCATTGGTCTTTGACACTGGAATTGATAAAAGCGGATTAGAAAAGGGATTGGCAGAAATAGAAGAATCCATTGTATCCACTGCTACCAATTCTGAAAAAGAAGCAGAAAAAGCGTTTGACAGCATGAAGTCCCAGGTTGCAAAACTGGCAAATTCCTACAAAGAAGCCGGAATGACAGCATCCGATGCCATGAAAAAGGCATGGGAAGAAGTACGAGATGGTTCATCTTCTTTCCAAACCGCAGAAAGGAATGTGTCTGGATTTGCTGAGAAAGCAGAATCCGAATTACAGAGCGTGGAAGAAGTTGCAAGTCAGTCGTTTTCTACGATTCCGCAAAATGCTGAAAAGAGTTTTGAAGCTGCTGGAACATCTGTAGACCAGTTTTCCGAGAAGCTACAGAAAGTCATGGCGACTGCTGGGCTGGCATATGGAGCGAAGGAAATTACGGAAATCGGCACGGATTACGAACAGGCTATGAAACAGGTTGCTGCTGTTACAGGTGCCGGCGCCGAAGAAATGAATGCCATGAGCGATTCCATCCAAAAGATTTATACCAGCGGCATTGGTGAAAATCTGGAAGAAGTTGCTGGGGCTGCTGCCCTGGTAAAACAGCAGTTTGGCGATATTGATTCCAGCACGCTGGAGCAAATCACACAGGATGCCATTGCAATGTCTGGTATTTTCGGAACAGATTTGAACGAAACGCTGCGAGGGGTCAACGCTCTGATGAGCAACATGGGATTGAGTGCGGAAGAAGCCTTCGACTACATTGCAAAAGGCACACAAAATGGGTTGGACAAAAGCGGTGAACTCTCTGACAATCTGGCGGAGTATTCGCAGATTTGGGAACAGGCTGGATTTTCCGCAGAAGAGATGTTCTCCATCCTGCAAAATGGCTTGGACAGCGGTGCATACAATCTGGATAAAGTCAACGACTTTGTAAAGGAATTTTCCATATCTCTTTCTGACGGCAGAATCGAAGAAAATGTAGACAAGTTTTCGCTGGGAACACGAAATCTGTTTGCAGAGTGGCAGAACGGGAAAGCATCGCAGAAGGATGTGTTCAACTCCATCATTTCGGACTTATCCAATATGACAGACCAGCAGGAAGCCCTGTCCATTGCATCCTCTGTTTGGAGTGCTTTGGGCGAAGACAATGCGATGAAGGTCATTACCTCTCTGAACAATGTGAACGACACTTACAGCGATGTAAAAGGCACGATGGAATCCATCGAAGAAATCAATTATGACAACTTTGCAGACAAAACTGCTGCACTGAAACGGCAAGTCGAAATGGATGTCATTATTCCCATCACGCAGAAATATATGCCGAAAATCGAAAAGGCAATTGACTATGTTTCTGAACACTTGGATGAAATTGTAGAGCATGCAAAGCCGATTGCTGCTGGAATTGCAGCTGCCTTTGCGGTAAAAAAGATTGTGGATTTCGGAACGACCACCGTCAACACAGTCAAAACCATTAAGACTGCCTTCCAGATTTTGAATGCATCTAATCCATTGGGGTGGATTGCTTTGGGAATTGGTGCAGTTGTGAGCGTTGGTTCTGTACTGATTGCAGATGCAAAGAAAAAGTCGCAGGAATGGAAAGACCACTTGGAAGATGTTCGGGATTCCGCTGCAAAGATTCCAGACGAAGTACAAAAATCCATTGAAAAGACGCAGGAATGCACGCAGGCATGGGAAGAAATGCACCAGAAAATCAGTCAAGACGGCATGGTAGAAGATTCTGACTATGAAGCAGTCAATCGGCTGAAAGATTCCTTGATGGCGTTGATAAACGCAGACGGTACGATTAAAACAGGGCAAGAAGAAAAGGTGCAAAGCCTGATTGACCAGCTGGACGAATACAGCTATACAGGTTTGACCGTATCGGACGGCTTAATCCAGAAAAACGGCGAGGTTGTCAACAGTTACAGCAAAATTGCAGGTGCGATTGATGAAGTAATTGACAAGCAGCACGCACAAAATTATCTGGACATGTTGGGGGAAGCATCCAAACAAGCCCAGCAGGAACGTCCGGCATTGCTGCAGGCAGTTACAGAACAGAATCAGGAATTGCAGGCGAAAAAGGAAGAACGTCAGCAAATCATTGATGAAATGGCACAGTTTAAGCTGGACAACACCTACACCTTAACGGACATCAATGGAAAAACGGAATCAATCTGGAACGATACAGATGCATCCAAAACATATGATGAAATGCGGGAAAAGTTAAACGGTGTCAACGACAGCATTCAGACATTGAGTACAACATACTACGAATCCACCACGCAGTTGGAAAAAGGTGCAGATGCCATGCATGCATACAAGGAAGCAGCCGAAGCCTATGCAAGCGGAGATTTGGACACCGTAACGCAGGCTTTTAGTGACTTACAAAACAATGTGCTGACCGCTTCGACTGCCACGGCAGAGCAGCTGAAAGCACAGGAAGAAGAAGCAAGAACACACTATGAAACCTTGAAACAAATGGCGGAAGAAAAGCCTGGTTCTGTTCTTGCAGAAGACCTGAACGATGCAAAACGACTTGCAGAAGATGCTGCAGTGGAACTGGAAATCAAAACCGGCGAACACGCAGATAATGCTGGCAAGACGTTTCTGGATACGCTGTCAGCATCCGGCATGAGTGAGGGCGAAAAACTGGATGCCCTGAATCGCTACATTGAAGAACGTCTGAACAATGGTGACAATCTGAACAGGATTGCACAGGACATCGGTTTGGATTATGACAGCGGTTTTGCAACTGGGATTACAGACAATGCAGGTATGGTAGAAGAAGCAGTCAAAGCGTTGGGGAAAGTGGCAGAAGCACATCTGCGAATCAGTATTGATTCTCATTCCCCTTCCAAACTTTCCAAAAGCATCGGTGGCGACTGGGATGAAGGTTTTGCAATCGGTATCGAAGAAGGAATCCCAGACGTGTCCGCCGTGTCTGCGAATATGGCGAATGCTGCCGTTTCTTCTACGTTGGGCATCATGAACGCCCAAGGTGCAGCAGCTGTTTCGGCGTACAGCCCCGTATTGCAACAGGCGTATGCAGCCCCTGCAGCAGCAAGCACAGCAGCCGCTGTTCCGTCCAGTTCTCAACCGCAGGGCGACATCATCATTCCGATTAGCATTGGCGATGAAACACTTGAAACGGTCGTTGTGAACGCCATAACCAGAGCCAATGCAAGCAGTGGGGGGTGGAGTGTGTGATACAGATTGATACCATGACAGATGAGGGTATTATTAGTGTTGACCACTGTTATTTGCGAGTTGTAACAGATGGCGATAGCTGGGCAACCCACCCGAACTTACAGCAAGCTACCATTGAGCGAATTGGCACGCAAATTGCGTTGAAAAAAGGCACAGATGACCTTGTCGTATTTACCGAAGATGCACAGATCAAGCTAAACGGCGATGGACTGCCTGCTAACCGTGACGGCTATGCAATTTGGGTCGAATGTACTGCGATTTACACAAAAATCATAGACGAAGAAATCACTAGATACCAAAACGGAGACAGCATTGTAACAAAAAGCAGCCGTGAGGGGTATTGCGTCGAGCAAGGCACAAACAAAGAACTACGCTGGGCGGAAAACGATGACAATTCTATCCGTGTATGGATAACGAAGTATCAGAATTATTTAATCCGCAATATCCTGCAAATGAATGTTACATTTTCAGAAATTGTTGATACCTATGAAAATGAGAGCGGACATACAATCACATACCCTGTCAGACTGGGAAAAAGAAGGATTGACATCAAGATGGAAGCAGACTTGCAAGGCTTGGAAATCCTTATGGAGATGTTCAAACAGCCGGAACTGCTGCTGTTTTACAAGTCCCCGTCTGACAGCTGTGAACAATATGGATACTTCCGGAAAACATCTGATTTGCAAATCACAACTATTGCAAGAAATCCAAGGTTTGACAATAATCCGCTTTTGTATCAATGGCAAAACAAAAGTCCAGAACTGAGCCATTTTTATCCGCTAGATGACGGATTACAGCCGCATACTGGAGCATATGAGTTTTCCGTTAGCTTAGAGGAGGTGTAAACCATGGTGATTTACGAGCATGTAAAGGGCATTCTCTCTGTTCCCTGCTATCTGGATAATGGTGATTATGCCGAATATACAACGGACATTGCTTTTACCGATTCTGATATTATCCGGAATAGCTGTTCCATCAAATCCTCTGCCTGTGACAGCAGCACCTTTTCCCTTGGCAGTGTCCGCCCGGCGGAACTGTCCATTCAGCTGCACTTAGAGCAAGACGGCATCAATGCATATAACCTGTATGGTGCAAAAATCATTCTGTACAGCTGCTATCAAAAAGAGCCTAAGCCGTCAGATTGGATTTTCCGTGGAATGTTCTGGGTGACATCTGTATCCCGTAAAAAAACGCTGTACACGCTTCGGGCATCGGATGCCTTGGTATGGCTAAATAACAATTCCATTTCGTCTGGTTCTGGAAAAGTTGATGACGATGAAAGCGAAGTATCCAAAAAGCTGCGAGAAAAGCTGGAAGGCTATGAAGGAGAAGCCGGCGGCGGCGGCGTTTATTCTCTGCATGAAATTGTCACCAATGTTGTCACATGGACAAATGACATTCTGCAAAATATGATTGCAGAAAAGCCACTTGCTTATGAACATATCAATTCTATCCCGAATGATAATCCAAAACTGGGAAATTCCTACAGCGGTTATACATTGATGCGAAAATCAGAAGAAGGAGAATCCAGAAATACCCGATACAGTGCTATTGATTATATCTCTGCCCTTGCAAAGCCGGCTTGTTCCTTTGTTTGTATGCGAAATGACCAGTATCAGAACAATGATTCACAAGTGCCTTTTTCTCTTGTCCCATTTGGCTTTTTTAAAGACAAAATACCTGTTCCGTTTTCTTCCATTGCAAGAGATAGCTGTGATGTGGCATCGTATAACATCTATATTCAAAAGGTCTATTTTAAAACCTATGATGATACTGGATGGACAAATGCAAGGGAATACAAGCCAATGCTGGGAAATGCAGAAATCGACCTGTCCAGCAATTGCTTTTTTGATGGAAGAAGAATGGAAACGGTTTTGAATTATCAAGAAGACTTTCCGGACACAAACGACAAAAACGAATATCCGATTGTGGAAGCAGCAGCAAATTATCTGTTTCACAATGTGCTGCTGAAACCGTTTCAGCTAAAATGCTATCTGAAATTTGATGACATGGAACACTTCCCTAAGTTGGGGCAGCGAATTGAAATCGAATATCAGCCCGGGAAATGGGCGGAAAGCACCATTACAAACATGACCTGGAAGTTCCGTGGTGGATGGGAGTTTTCCTGCACTGGGAAAGATACCAGAGTGCTGGCACAGGCTGCAAAGCGGTCGCTGGCGTTCAATGCAGAAAACGCATCGAAACGTCATGCGGACATTGTGGCAGCAAGTGCTAAAAAAATTGCTTTAGCGAAAGCAGACGAAGCTTGGAATTATGCTGACAAGAATGTATCAGATATACAAAATTTAGAAGATAACAAAGTTGAAAACGAAGAATTTAAAAACGCAATCAATGCCCTCTGGGATGCTATCAATAACTTGTAAGGGAGATGATACCATGCTAACAGCAAATCAAAAATACATCGACACGGCAAACATCAAGCATCTGCTCAGTGCCGGCGAAAAAAACGCCGATAAAATCCAAATCGCCGTTGACCGATACTACCACCAAACGGATCTGTCCGCCTGCCTGTTTACCCTGCGAGCTGTCAACAGCAGTGGGGGGTTGGTCATGCAGAACCTTGAAAAAGAGACAACAGAAAATCAAATCATCCTGACATGGGCAATTACCGAGGATTTTACGGCAGTTCCCGGTCAGCTGCTGCCGGAAATCGTTGGTCAGCAGGATGACACTGTTGTGATCAAATACGAGATGACCCCGATGGTTGTTCGTAACTCCATTTTGGAGCAGTACCGCGGCGGTATTGATGCAATTGACAAAGCCCTGCGTGATATGCAGTCCATCCTTGCACAAGCAGAACAGCTGATTGCAAAAATGCCGATCATCAAAAACGGCACATGGTGGATTTATGATGCAACCACGGGCAATTATCAGGATTCCGGACAGTCTGCAAAGGGCGACAATGGAACGCCCGGCAAGGACGGCATAAACGGAAAAGACGGAAAAAACGGTGCGGACGGTTATTCTCCAACGGCAACCGTCACGGAAACAGACGCCGGAGCAACCATTACAATCACTGACAAAAACGGAACGACCACAGCGACTGTTAAGAACGGCGAAAATGCAGAAGCTACGCTGTGGGGCGATTTTACCCCCGGATGGGATGGGCAAGCGACCTTAAGCTATTGCAAAGCAAAATTGGTGACAGTGATGGGCAAGCAAACGTGGCAGGTATTGCCGTCCATCAGCACGGTATCTCACAACGCTTTGGATATTGTACCGGACGGGCTGTTTGTGCTGGATTTGTCGCCGGATGTGGATAC